AATATATAACCCCACGTCCTCGGATCCGTTGCTGGCTTAGGACGCCCACTCGACTGTTCGCAGTTCTAATACTAAAAATAAATCAAACAAGAAAAATAAGAATAAATCGAAAAATTCAGAATTGATTAAAAGTAGGAATAATAAATATGTTTAGAAGGGTAAGGTTGATGAGTTAACACGAAGGGAGTTAACACTAGGAGAGTTTATAACTTTGGATGACTTATTATAGATATTGAAAACACCATCCTTAGTTGACTATAAATAGCAAAGGAATCATGAAAATGAACTGATTGATACAAAATATAATATATTCAAACAATTGTAACAATCACCACCATCTGCATGTGATATCGGTTCTAATTCTTAGGGATTAGTTTTGTTATCATCCTAAGACGGTAGTTGTTTTTATGATGCAATAGCAACCTTTGCTAAATATGATAGCAGGACATCGTTAGATGAATGCTATGCCTAGTACTTGACATTATGTGGCAAGAACGGTATACCTATATAATATGTAGAAAAAATATGTGAATAACTTAAAATACATTTATTTAGACTAGAAGAATTGTATTCTACATATGAGCATACCAAGTTGTCGATGGTTAGAACCAAATATTACAGAGGTAAATTTGTGTTCCCATGCATAGTTTATACTTAGACTGGAAATAAGCTTGGTCATGCAGGTGTAATCCTTGAGAGTGGTACTGGTAGAAGTAAATTTACCACAACTGCATTCAATGATGCATTAATGCAGGACTTTAATGTTTAGAAGAAAGTTTAAGTACATAAGAAGTTACCTGTTAGCAATAAACCACAACAACTAGATAAAACATGGAATATAGTAGTTGATAAGAAATAAACAGGTAAAGAGAAAAGAAGGGCAAAGTAAAGAGAATACTTTAGAAAGAAAGCTGCTGAATAAAAATTATAATAAAAATAATAATAAAAGTAATAAATACAGCAATAAGAATCCCTGTCTGATAGTAATGATGGTTACTATGATTAAGAGCCCAATGAAATTTAGGATTGTTTACACATTTCTGAAATGGATATATTATAGGAAGGAATTACTCCTTCTCAAATGAAAGAATGGGCTGATGATTGCGACTAATACTATTGGTCTCCATGCATAGCATGGTACAATCATCCTGTCACAGTAGCAAGAGCTAAACGAAGATTGGAGTAGATATTCCCTTCAGATATGAAAGTAATTAAGCCCAAAAAGATAAAAACATAAAGAGTAATTAGATTGAAAGAAGGTGATTTGAAATTTTCACTTTCCAGAGGTTATTCTAAGATGGCTACTATATCATATTATGAAAATTTGTAGGATATCATATGGCATTACCATCCTGATTATTAATTATATCATGATCTACCTGTAAATTGTGAGACAGATAGATTTGTTTCTGCAGTTTGTTTTTAGATAATAAAAGATAATTTAATAAGTCTGGATAAGATGACTCCAATGTCATAATATTAAGTATAGTGTTTCTCATTCTTGGATAAATCAAGGTCATACTTTCATGTAGAAGCTAAACCATAGAAGAAACAAGTCTATCGTAGAGTGCCCAAATACAACCAAATTAGTCTAAAAGGAGTAGAGGGTAGTAAAGTCAGTATCACGAACGCAAAGCCTAAACTGATTTTTAATGGAGCTATGCCACAAAATAGAAATCTGTTACTGAAGATGTACGTTTCATAGGTACAAGGCCTACAGGATAGATCTTATTAAAATAAAGAAACTTAAGTTTTTAAAATGAATAATAGATCAAAATATGTAGAAATGAATCTTATTGGCCGTATGCCTAGATAATTAGCTGATTATGTAGCAACTCAAGGTATGGATATCAGTAAAGAAATGATATAGAATAGCATTCCATCTCTTTCTGGTTCACCAGGCCTGGATAATTGTTACAATATGTTGTATAGATAGTAGATTCAAAATACAATTGATTTAATTATTAGCTAACCTAGAGAACGTCACATTGTTGTCATAGCATCTGATTATCATGGCATTGGTAAAATGTTATTTAACAATTTAAATCACGATGTTAAAAATGCATTTTCTAGTGAAATGTTTGAAAAATTTACTGAACAACTGAAATATAATTTAGAAGAGCTATAGAATTATACATCTGTGACAGATTAACTGATATAATCTATTACAAACGGGGCTATTATATATGAAGGCCCTTATAATAATCAGTTTAATAGCATCGATGATGAATATCTACATTATTTAAATTTAGAAAAATAAAATTCTCAACTTACATATAAGAAGTTTTATTAAGATGTAGATAATGACCTGTCAGATCTGCGCAACGCTATGCGCAAACAGGTGTAAGATATATTGGATTAAGATTTAGTGAATGATAATTTGTATACAGAACTTAAATCCTTGTCAGACAGATGGTTAGTTTAATATGGTGCCACTGTGTCTCTATAGACTATTATTAAATATCAAGTTGAAATACACTCATAAATATGTATTGGAAAACCATCTAATAGAGGTTGTTCTAATAACATAATGTATGGTGAGTTTGATTCTTCTATTTAATAAAGACTCAATCTATTAGATAATTCAGGGATGCACCAATATTTATTGGCCACTAATCACGATTAATACATTTTAAGCGGTATTAATAATTAGGAAGCAATCGTGAGAACTGTCGGCAATAATTTTTTCCCAACACCCGGTAAATATTTAATGCCATGTGGTGAAGGCTCATTTGAGATATCCTATTTTGGAACTGGGCTCGGATAAGTTAGGATTAGCAAAGCCTCATAAGGAGATACTATAGTAAAGAAATTAGTACATTTTTGTAATCCATAAATGGAGCTGAACTTAGGATGGATGACTGTATTTTGTGATAGTAGAAAACTATCACAGATCGAAATAATAGACCTTTGTTTCAGACCATATGTGACATATAAATCCGTTTAGTCCACATATATCATGAGCTTTTATGATAAAGAGTTGTAGTCACTCACATCTGTATAAGCAGGTACGAGATACTTTAAAGATACTTAGATGACTACAGCTGATTTCAATAAAATGGTTTCTGATTTTACGGTGAAAAATTAAATTATGAATTTAGAACCAATTGAAATTTAAGTTAGACACACTGTTTTTGGTATGATAGAACACAATGAAGGTAGTACATATGTATAATCTGTAAATAGATGGTTACCATTCATGAATACTAAACACAGAACATATGCATGTGTCTAAGATGTAGATGCCAGTAAATGGGATATGTTTTGGGATAAATTCCTATGGCATAAACCTAGACACACAACTATAAGAAATTGTACTAATTAATAGTAATTAAATATGTGTCTAGCAGGTATTGAGACAAAATAGTTTGTGAACGACTTGGACTTTAAACATATAGATAGAAATGACAAATAACAAGTTGACACACTACTAAGGTCATATATAGACAACGATGTGAAAAACAGGAAAACGAAGTTACAGAAATCATAAGATTAAATAGAATCGTTTTTACTGTAGGGATACTTATTTGCCAAGTATCCAGATTTTGATATTTTGCGAAATCCCTGTGAATATGTTATTAAGAATAGAATTGATCATGATTAACAGGTAGCTCTTATGGAAGAGTGGATGCTAAAATATCCATAACCAGTATATGAAACATAAAATGGTTTGGAATTATATTATGAAAATTAATAAAATAAGCAATTCACTAAGTCTGGATGGAATATTATCAAAAATGGTTAATAATCACAAGAGTTTGAATGGAGCGGTCGTATTCTACAAAACAGCATATCAGCATTATGTAGACAATTGTCCGGTAGAGTGTTATATGATGAACAACATGTGAAATAATTTAAAGACTTTGCTCATTCATATGTCTCTGAGGTTGTTTTGAAAATATTTGATCAAGATCTTTCTATGTTGGATGAGTTTGATTTATTAGCCTATACGAACAAAGATAATTGGTCTTAAACAAAATAACACACATACAGAACTAACATTTATAATCAGTTAAAAGCATAATCCAAATAAGATTACAAGGGTTCTAGTATGTTGATGGTTAAGACAGGGGAAGTATACGTTTCTGACTCTGAATTTAATGTATAATATGGTTATTTGAAAGATCAAGAATCTAGACCACGTGCTGTTATGAATCCCAGCAAATATAAAGTTGGATTAATGGCAGCTATCTAAAGTGCATTCTGGCAATATATAAAGAATGCGTGTCCGGGATTTGTCCAAGGATTGACCAAAGATTAATAAATTCAATTAATATAAAATAATATAAAATCTGATTGGGTCAGCATCTCTATGGACGGGTCTGCTTTTGATTCATCGCAATATCAAAAACTTCAAAAATATGTTGATAATGTCTTCTGGTAATAAATAGAATCATTAATCAGAAGAATATTAAACAATGAAGTTAATTCACAATTAGTGAACAATATTGATGTTGTAATGAAAAATCTAATGGATTCTCTTCTGAACACAACTAATCTAGTCTTTACGAGATTGCCTAATGTCAATGGTGAACCTTGGCCGAAAAATGTAACTAGATAGTTTTATCAAGATCACTCACGTGAAGAGGAACCGTGGTTAAATTATGTCTATACTGAGGTTACTGGCACAACTTTTTCTGGTCTTTCTACACGAACTACATTAGGAAATACATTTAGGTCATTATGTTATACTTATTACTATGCATAACAATGTGGTATTAGTAGACATGACAATTTAATGTTTGTAATGGCCTCTGGTGATGACGTAGTCCTATTCTGTGATCCTTAAATTAAGGATTAGTTAGTGAAATCTATTATGTCATTAACATCTAGAACTAAAGATGATTAAACTGGCATAGGTTTGGGACAATGTCTCAAAACTTGTAATATAGGTAAATTTTATGAAATAGATTTCTGTTCAAAAGTCTTTTACTCCCCAGATGGATCATTATAATAATTGACATATAGTAGAGACTTATATAAAATATTAACATAAAAATAGTTTTATCTAAAATGTAATAAGGAATTATTGTCTAATCCGTACATACATCGATAGGCTATTTTGTAAGGTCTCAAGTCTGAGAAAATATCTCACCTTGTAGAGGATTTAATCGAATTATAGTGTAGAAAATTGAATAAATTTAGATTAGATCAAAAATAAATTGATAACTCCATTTGGGTTAAGTATGCTCTAAAAGAAGAAGGTGTTGGATATTACATGGAGGATATTACCAACTACAATTTGGGCGTTGACATAGTAGATTTACTATCCATATAAGACCAAAATACATTGTACCTCAGAGGTACTTAACCCGTTTAACCAATTTAAAAATAAATAATTAAAATAAATATATAAATGAATAAGAAATCAGAGAATAAAAATAAGTCCCAAAAATAAAAATAGAATAATATAAAGATGGTTAATAGATAATCACCTTATTTTAAAATGAATGGGCATGTATCGGATGATATCTCATCTTTTAGGAAAAAGCAGATTGAGAAAATGGAAAAATAAGCTTAACATTAAGCTTAAGGCAGAAATGCTCGAATGTTGTAACCTACAGGTTAGTAAATACTATCTGCATGGGACACATTTTAGCTTGCTAAACATTTTCCAGGATAGATCTAAACTCCGTATGTTGCAGGTATGAATATATCTCCGAATCCAACTGCAACTTTCCGTCATAATGTGCATTTTGACAAAGCATATTCAGCTTCAAGTGGTATGACTGATCTGGGTACTAAACCGTATGTGGTTATTTTCCATTGCCCAGTATTGTCTGCTTACAAAAATCCAGCTGGATGGCGTATGTCAGGATTTGTAATATAAAATGCATAGACTGACTCTGAAACAATAGATTTTGGTATGTTTTCTTCAACTACTTATAGCCCTACTATGCACACTGTGTATGGTGGTGACGCTTCCTATTTTTCTTAGTCAGGTTTTGTTTTTGCTGCAAGAGCAGATTTGAACCTAGAAGGTCCTGCAATTCAGTAAAATGGTGTTGTTTACAAGGGTTCAATAACTCTTGGAAACATGGGTAATGGATCAGTTACTATAAATGACCTTATGTAAATATCTTAATTAGCTAAAAACAATAACAGAAAGGTCAGGCTTACATCAGCTGTAGTCAATAACTAATTAGCTTTCACGACTGATACAGCATCTTGGTCAACTGGTGTTGGTATGAGACCACCTAATGAGTTGGATGGTGAAATAGTGGAATTTGTAATAATCCATCGACCATTTGTAGGTGTAAATACAGGAACAGACTCCACTTATTCACTTAATGGAATTATATCAGCCAACCTGTATTTTAGACCAAAACTAACTTCTCCTTTAGCATATTCTATATTTAATGATTGCAATCAAAAAGTTAGTAAAGAAGGAATACCTCATGAAACAGACTACAATCCTGAACATGGATCATATTCATTTAAAGGGTATGAATGGGCTAGAAATAAGGTATTGCCATTATTGTCTAAGACTGTGGGAGCTCGATCCCCAGCTCTTGGAGCATTATTAGATGTCGCTTCATCATTGTTAACTAAAAAATAAGATGACATCATGATACGTATGGAAGATATTAAGAGAATTTCCAGATAATTGAAAGAAAATTAAATGGAATATTCTAAAATTAATTTTATACGTGATAGAATCCAGTCTATTGTGTTATGTAACTAAGATTTTATAGATTAACACGCTGACATGGATATAGTAAGCTTTGAGGAATATATTAATTGGGATAATAATCCACCTCAAACAGTAAAGACTTGCAATACAGATATTAAACGATAAGACTGTGATGCCGAATCTGTATTCTCAGATACCTATCAATAAACATAGGATTCAGAGATAAGACCGCAAGTATAAGTAGGTTCAACATAACTGTCTGAAACATTTGTTAATACTCTTTAGGGTATGATAAATGGAGGATTCAGTAATAGGAATCTACTCACAAGGTAGGGCGTGGAGTAAAATCCAGGACCAACCTCCGTTTCGTCATTTGATGATGTCGCTTCTTTTTAAGAGGCTGACTGAACTAAATGAACCGATTATTCAAGCAGTTGAATGATCACCTTCGAATGTTTTCAACATTCGTGCTCTTATGAGCCCCTTTTAATATAACTCTACATATATATAAACATATGAGTTATAGTTGTCGTTTTGAACGACCC